CAGCAGAGCGGCTGGTTCTTCGACGAGGACACGGTGTGGCTCTCGGGCTGGCGCTTCTGCGAGGGGCTGCAGAACTGCTCGCTGTCCTACACGGCCGGCTTCAGCCCAACGGACCCCAACCTGTCGGCGCTGGCGCAGGCGTGCATAGAGGTCGTGTCGTACAGGTTCAGGGAGCGCAGCCGCATAGGCGAGCGCAACAAGTCGGTCAACGGCGAGGTCATCGGGTTCGCGCTTGTGGACTTCCCGCCCGAGGTGATGACGCTGATGAACAACCTCCGCAACGTGGTGCCGGTATGAGCGGAATGCAGATCAGGGCGACAGTCATCGGCTCTGCCGAGGTGAGCGCGAAGTTCGCGCGCGCCGGCGCCACCGTCCACGATCAGGTCTACAGGGCGGTGCAAGAGATGGGCTTCAGGCTGCTCACGCACGTGAAGGCCGACAAGCTGTCGGGCCAGGTGCTGAACGTCCGCACCGGCCGGCTGCGCCGATCGATCAACATGAGGATGAGCGACGGGCTGGACGGCATATATGCGGCGGTAGGGACCAACGTGGTCTACGCGCGCCCCAACGAGTTCGGCGCGGTTACGAGCCCGCACGAGATCGTGGCCAAGAACGCGAAGGCGCTGGCCTTCATCATGGGCGTGAGCCAGGGCGCAGGCGGAGTCGGTCCCGGGCAGATGATGTTCCGCAAGTCGGTCCACCATCCAGGCTCGAAGATACCGGAGCGCTCGTTCCTCCGCTCGGCCCTGGCCGACATGCGCGGCGAGATCCTCGACAGGATCCAGCAGGCGCTCAACCAAGCATTGGAGGCCTGACATGGCGACGCGCGAGCAGGTATGGGTCGCGGTGCTGGCCCGCCTAGGCAACGCGGTCGGCGCCGTGACGGTGAGCCGCAAGCTCGTGCCGTTCGATCAGGTGCCGGCCGAGTCGCAGCCTGCGTTCTTCTTGGTGCAGTCTAGGGAAGAGCACAGGCAGAAGGCGGGTTTGCCGGCGATACTGACGCTGAAGGGCGACATCTTCATGTACACGAACTCAGGAGGCAATGACACGGTGATTGCCTCCACGCAGATAAACGGGATGCTCGACGCGCTCGACGCGGCATTCGCATTCGACGACGTGGCGCGCGGCCGGTGCACGCTGGGCGGCATCGTGCAGCACGCGTGGATAGACGGCGAGACGCTTATCGCCGAGGGGCAGATGGGCGCGCAGGCGGTGGCCATCGTGCCGTTCGCCATACTGGTCAACCTGTGAGGAGGCCTACATGGCTGACGAGCAAAAGCAGCAGAAGCAAGAAGGCGCCGCGGAAGTGAGCCAGGCGGCGCCCGACCTGAAGCAGATGGTCGAAGACTGGTTCTTTAATCACTTCCATCAGCAGACCGTCCTGAATCACCCGGACGTTTTTGAACGAGCGGTGGCAGCAAAGGACGAACTCCTGAAGCTGCTCGGCCTCTGAACCAAGGAGAAAGTAATGGAATACATGTTCGGCTCGGGGCTGCTCTGGGGCACCCCTCAACAGGACGCGAGCGGCAACGCGATCAGCAACCCCACGCCCGTGCTCTTCGGCACCATGCAGGACGTGTCCGTGGACATGAGCTTCGACCTGAAGCAGCTGTACGGGCAGAACCAGTTTCCGGTGGCGCTCGGCCGCGGCAAAGGCAAGATCGATTGCAAGGCGCACATCGCCTCCATCAACGGCGCAATGCTGAACTCGATCTTCTTCGGCCAGACGCTTACCTCGGCGGGCGTGTCCGACTTCCACGACAACACCGGCACGGCCATTCCAGGCACGCCTTTCGCGATCACGCCGACGGTGCCCAGCTCCGGCACGTGGGCGGCCGACCTCGGCGTGCGCAAGGCGGACGGGACGCTCATGACGCGCGTGGCGTCGGCACCGGCCACCGGGCAGTACATGGTCAGCGCAGGGGTCTACACGTTCGCGGCGGCGGACACGACGATTGTGGTCTTCATCGACTACCAGTACACGTTCACCAGCACGACGTCCAAGACGTCGAACGTGAGCAACCTGCTGATGGGCTACGCGCCGGCCTTCCGCTGCGACCTGCTCATGCCCTACGGCGGGAAGAACCTCATCCTCACGCTGTACTGGTGCATCGGCTCGAAGCTCAGCCTGGCGACCAAGCTCGACGACTTCACGGTACCAGAGTTTGACTTCGCGGCAGCTGCCAACCCGAACACCGGGCAGGTGCTGACCTGGGGCACGAGCGAGTAAGCAACGCAACCACAAGGAGAAACGTAATGATCGCTGGCATAAAGGTAGTACTGGGGGGCGTCGAGCGGGTCGTCCCTCCTCTCAATCTAGGCGCGCTGATCGAGCTGAAGGACAGGCTCGCGGCGTTCCGCCCGGGCGAGGTCGACACGGGCTCGGTCGACACGCTCCTCGAGTGCCTGTACCGCGCGCTGCGGCGCAACTATCCCGAGATCACGAAAGAGGAGATCGCGGAGCACGTCGACCTCGGCAACATGGTCGAGCTTATGCAGGCCGTGATGGACGTGAGCGGGCTGCGCCGCAAGAAGGCCGAGGCGGAGGAGCAAAAGCAGGGGGAGGGGCAGACGAGTTCCGGTGGTCAGACCTAGTCTGGCACGTGGTCTTCTGCACCGGATGGCGTTATGACCAGGTCCTGGAGGACATGGACCTGGTCCGGCTGCAGGAAATGCACGAGTACAACCTCGTCAACCCTCCGCTACACTTGATGGTACGCACGTACCTCGGCGCCGGCAAGAAGCGCGTGCGAAAGATGGACAGCAAGGCATTCGCCGAGTTGGTTAAGATGACAGACGGGCAGACGGCACCCAACCTCATCGAGGTCTACAAGGGCGGCAGGATGCCCAAGATAGGGGAACCGCTGTGGCAGACGACCAAATCGACGTAAAGCTCGGCGCCACCGACGACGGCCTTAGCCAAGGGCTGGCGTCGGCATCCGAGAGCACGCAGGCCGCTTCCGACAAGATGGGAGCGGCCTTCGTTCAAATGACGGCCGCCGTGACCTCCGCCACGGCCGAGCTGACCGACGCCATAGTGACCTCATCGGCTGAGACCTCCGCCGCGCTCGCCAAGGTGGCTGAGAGCGAGGACGAGGCGACGTCGCGCATAGCGGCGATGGTCGCCGCGTCGCTAGAGGCCGCCGGCGCCATAGGCGGACAGGCCGCCGCCGCGACGGCCTATGCAGCGAGCGTCGACGAGCTTGCCGCCTCCGCCACGGCCGCCGAGAGGGCGAGCGCGAGCATGGCGACTGCCATGACGGCCGCTACCGCCGCGCAGGCCGAGGCGGCTGCTGGCTTCGCGGTCGCGTCCACGGTCGTCAGCGACGGCGCCGTAAAGGTCGCCGAGGCGCTGAACCGCCAGCTCGTGGCGCTCACGGCTTCGGCCGAGGAGATGACCGTCTACGACGCGCAGATGGCAGGCTTTACCGAGACCGAGGTCGCCCAGATCGCGGCGATCGCCGCCGAGGTCGAGGCGCGCAAGGCCCAGATAGCCGTCGGCGAGGAGATGGCGGCTGTGTACGCGGCAGACACCGTGGCCGCCGAGGGCGCAGGCATCGCCACCGCAGGCGTCACGCGAGAGATCGCGGTGCTAGGCGGCGAGGCCATAAGGGGCAACTTCTCGAGGCTGCTCGGATCCTTCGTCAGGCTCCTGTCGCTGTCCGGCATGCTCTCCCTCGTGCTAAACCCCGTGTCGATCGCGCTGATCGCCGTCGGCGGGTCGATGCTAGAGGTGTCGAAGCAGACAGACGCGCTCAACGAGGCGCTTGCCATGACCGGCGGCTACGCCGGCGTGACGACGGACAAGCTGAAGAACATGGCAGCCGAAGCGACGGCCGACGGCGCCTCGTTCAACACGGCCATCGAGGCCGTGACCGCGCTCGCCGCCAGCGGGCGACTGACCGGCGACGAGATCGAGCGACTCGGCAAGACGACGGCCGACGCGGCGACGTACACTAGCCTGTCCGTGAAGGACATGGTTAACGAGTTCAAGAAGCTAGAGGACGAGCCCGTCAAGGCGTCC